ATCCTATTGACCAGGTTAATCCAGCTTTTAATTTAACTCCAAAAGGTGAGTTAAAAAGAGTTGAACATAATCATGAAATGCTTTCTTTGGATAAAACGAAAGATATTTTCGCAGTTTTAGATTTTCTTCAGAATCATGATTACTGTGCAATGGCTAAAATGGATGGATTAACTTGTTCATTAAGATATGTAAATGGTAGATTAGTTTCTGCTGAAACAAGAGGTAATGGGTTTGTAGGAGAAGATGTAACTCATAATGCTCAAGTTATTTCTACAATTCCAAAAGTAGTCGATTATAAAGATGAATTAATTGTAGATGGAGAAATTATTTCTACATATCAGAATTTTGAAAAGTTTAATGGGCTATATAAGAATCCTAGAAACTTTGCCGCGGGCAGTATAAGGCTCCTTGACCCGAGAGAATGCGCGAATAGAGGTTTAACTTTTATTGCTTGGGATGTAATCAAAGGGTTTGATGACCTAGATAAATTTATAGATAAATTAGATGCTATTGGAAAACTTGGTTTTAAAATTGTCCCTTGGAGTGTTGATAATGATTTACAGCAAGTCGTTGATAATGTTAAAAATGAAGCTAATTTAAATAGTTATCCTATTGATGGAGTAGTATTCAAATTTAATGATATTGAATACGGAAAATCTTTGGGCAAAACGTCTCATCACTTTAAAAACGCTATTGCATATAAGTTTTATGATGAGTTAATGGTAAGTTATCTTGAGAATATTGAGTGGACAATGGGCCGAATCGGCACATTAACTCCAGTAGCTGTCTTTCAGCCTATTGAAATGGATGGTTCAACAGTTCAGAGAGCGAGTTTGCATAATTTAAGTATTCTTGAAGATGTATTAGGAATGCCTTATAAAGGACAAGAAGTGCAAGTTTATAAGGCTAATATGATTATTCCTCAAATTTCTGAGGCTATTAAGATTAATCCAAAAGAAGATTATGAATATGAGCCTATTGAATTTCCGAAAGTATGCCCGATTTGCGGTGAGCCGCTTGAGACAATCGTCAGTAGCACCGATGGAGTGAAGAATTTGTACTGTCCTAATAAAGATTGTGCCGGAAAAGCTATTAATCAATTTGACCATTTCTGTGGTAAGAAAGGTCTTGATATTAAAGGTTTGTCTAAAGCGACTTTAGAGAAATTATTAGATTGGGGCTGGATTGAAAAATTCCATGATATATTCCTGCTTTCTCAATACAAGAAAGAATGGGGCAAAAAGCCAGGATTCGGAGCAAAATCTGTTGAGAATATCTTAAATTCAATTAGCGCTGCAAGAACTACAACACTAGAGAAATTCATATCTTCTCTTGGAATCCCATTAATTGGTAGTACAGTTAGTAAAGACATATGTAAACATGTAGATAGTTATGAAGATTTTAGAAATAAGTGTTTAACCCATTTTGATTTCACAAAATGGGAAGGATTTGCTGAAAGTAAAACTTATGCCTTATGGAATTATGATTTTGATGAAGCAAATAAAATTTATAATTTATTAACTATTATAAAGGAAGAAAAGCCTTTATATGAATTAACACTTAAAGATAAAGTTGTAGTTATTACTGGAAGACTAAATATATATAAAAATAGAAATGAATTACAGAAAGCCATCGAAGAACGCGGTGGTAAAGTAACCGGTAGCATCAGTAAACGGACAGATTATTTAATCAATAACGACATAAATTCGGATTCTAGCAAGAATAGGAGTGCTAAAGAATACGGGATTCCTATTATAACAGAGGCTGAATTTAAAGAGCAGTTTATTGACTGAAAAATAAAAAAATGATATTATTAAGACGTAATAAAAAAGGAAATAAAAAACATGAAGAAAAAAGAACTCAAAAGATTGGCGGCTCTAATAGCCAAATATGAATTCATTATTTAGAATGAAAATTCAAATCCATCTGAAGTTTATAACGCTAAAGAGGCTGTAATGTAGATAAGTAATAAAATCACTTCTTTAGAAGATATTATGATTTTAGATGAATTAATACTGGAAAATTTAAAAAAATTTAAAGATACAAGTTCTTGACTATTCATTTTTTTTATGATATTATATAATTACAAAAAATAAAAAACATAACTTAATTTTAAAGGAGAAAAAAATTATGGCTAAGATGAAAGAAAATTCTAAGAGAGTACTTGAGTATCTGAAGAGTGTTAATGGTTAGGATGTTACTGCAGCTGATGTCGCAGCAGCACTTGGACTTGAGAAGAGAAGCGTTGATGGTATTTTTACTTCTGCAATTCAGCGCAAGAATCTCGGCATTCGTACCCCTGCAGAGGTTGAGCTTGAGGATGGAACCCATAAGGCAGTTAAGCTTCTGTCTCTGACCCCAGCAGGAATGGCTTTCGATCCAGATGCAGAGGAAGAGTAATTTAAATCTTAAAAGGCATGACAATATTAGGGGTAGATAAAATCTACCCCATTTTTTAAGTTATGATTCAAGTTTTATTTTATATTCTCATTTGCTTGGGTAGTAGCCTGGGGTGCTATTTATATTTTAGACCCAAATTAAAAGCCACTCAAGAGCTTGACAAAAGCACTTTACAAGAGAATGAAAGACTAAAGAAAGAAATCGAGTGGCAACAAGAATAGTTAAAAATAAATAAAGAAGCTATTGAAGAGAATGAAAAAACAGCAAAGTTTTGGGCAAGTTATTTATTAAAGCAATAGACTGAAGCTCAAGGCGCTGCTGAAAAATACAAAGAACAATGCTTTAAAATCATTGAAAATGAACTTGAGAAAGAATTAAAAGAAGCAGAAAAAACTAGAGATGAGCTTCATGATTCTTTTATAGAAGAATATAATAAAGCTGCTGAAGATATTATTAGTGAATATAAGCTTCAAATAACTGAAATGCAAGACCAAATCTATGATTTAAAAATTGTTCTTGACCATGAACAATCTAAAGTAGATTGTGCAGTGGAAGAGAATAAAAGAATGTTTGAAGCTGAAAATTAGAAAGACTTTTATAGGCTTTGTTTAACTGATTAGGATGTTTCTGAAATTGTAAAATTAAGAGAAATTACTCCTTATTTAAGAAATCCAGAACCATTAAATAAAGTTATTTGGAAGGTTTATTATGAAAAGCCTTATACAGATTTAATTGGTAGAGTTGTAGGTGCTGGAGTGCATACTGGCATTTATAAAATTACTAATATAGAAAATAAAATGTGTTATGTAGGTCAAGCGGCAAATATAGCTGATCGTTGGAAAACACATATTAAAAGAGGTATCGGAGCAGAAGCTCCTATTAATAATAAACTTTATCCTGCTATGAAATAGTTTGGAGTTGAAAATTTCACATTTGAAATAATTGAAGAATGTGATAGAAGTAGACTTAATGAACAAGAAGACTATTGGCAAGAATTTTATAAAGCGAAAGAGTTTGGGTATAGTATAAAATGATTTATATTACAATGACAGATGGAGCTTATAGAGAATGGCCTCCTGAAGATTATACCGATTACATGGTAACAAGTGGATTATTCGTTATTATAAATGGAAACCAATGGGTTGGTATTTATAATTTAGATATGATTAAAGAAATTGTAGTTGCCATAGAGGAAAATAAAGATGAAAATTGAAAATACAAAGGTTTTTAATATGGAAGGCGCCTTTCGCGGAATGAGAAACCCGCTTGATAGTTGGGCAAAATCAGATAGCAAATTTGGTTTTTATGAATATGATGATGAAGGTGTTTCTTGGGATGTCGCTGAAAAGTATTATCCAAATCCTAACTGGAGAGATTATGATGATCCAGAATTAAGAGAAGCTGAAGAGGAAATTGAAGACAACCAAATGTGGCTAATTGAATAGGGTTGCACTAATTGTGATGATTATAAAAATATTGGTCATTATGATTTTATTGGCCCAAAAGATATGGATTTAGCGCAGCGTCTTATTAAATCTGGCCCAGAACATAGAAAATTTCTTCGTTAGATTATTGTATCATTTGATTTAACTGCTCCTTTCTACTTTTGGAAAGAGTTTGATACATATAAAGTAGCTACAGTAGCAAATAGTTGTAGCACAATGCATAAACTTGCAAGTTATCCTATTGATATTGATAATTTTGAAATCGAAGATTTCAATCCAGATCTTGTTTTTTGGACTGATGACAATGGAGATTCTCCAGTAGATTATGAAGTAAGAGACCATATTCAAGACCATATGTTCTTTTTGGAAAAACTTCGTCAAAAATATCTTGAAACAAAAGATAAACGTTATTGGAAAGAACTTGTTCGTTGGCTTCCAGAAGGTTGGCTCCAAAAGAGAACAATCACTTTAAATTATGAAACGCTTCGTTCTATGTGGGGACAGCGTCACAATCATAAACTTACAGAATGGCATAGCTTTTGTAAATGGATAGAGACTCTGCCTTATGCAGAAGAATTAATCTTGTATGAACTTAAAAGCGATAATAATTGATTTATTTTTATAATTATGATATAATATAATTATAAAAAATAGAAAGGATATTATCAATGAGTAAGAAGTCAGAGTTTATTGAGTTTGTAAGAGATGTAACTGAGTTAATTGATTTGGAAGATTGGCCGAAAGGCGCAAGAGAATATTGGAATCTCTTTATTCAAGAAAAAGAGAAACCAGAATTTACAGATAATGGGAAATTGATTTTGAAATACCTACAAGAAACTGACAGTACTCAACATGAGCAGAGAGCAAAGGAGATTGCAGAGGGATTATTTATTTCTTCTCGAAGAGTCTCTGGAGCAATCCGAAAACTTGTAACTGACGGATATGTGGAAAAAGTAAGTCAAGACCCAGTAGTTTATGCTTTAACAGAAAAAGGAAAAAATAAGAAAGTAGATTAAGGAGAAAAATATGAAACAGAATTTTATTAATGTAACACATATCGAAGGATATCTGTATGATACGGACCTTTCTATTAGAACAACAGGAGAGAATGCAAAGAATCCGAATACTGCTTATATTAGTGGTACTGTTCGTGTAGCAACAGATGAGAATTTTGAGAATATTATTGATGTTCATTATACTTTCGTGACTCCAACTTGGGCGTCTGGAAAGACAAATGCAAATTATAAGATTCTCGAAGATATGATTAATGAGAAGTATAAAACAGTCATGTCTTGTGGCGCAGAAGCATCAAAGATTCGTATTGATTCAGCTCTTGCTTTGAATGAGTTTTATGTCGAAGAGAATGGTGAGCAGAGACTTGTTAGCCAGAAGAGAAATGAAGGCGGATTTATACATATGAATGATGAACTGAATGCTGACGTTAATAAGCGTTCAGAGTTCCGTCTTGATATGATTATTACAGGTTGCAGAGTTCTTGAAGCAGACCCAGAGAGAGAACTTGCCGAGAGAGCAATTCTTAAGGGCGCTGCGTTTAACTTCAGACCAGAACTTCTTCCAATTGAACTGACAGTATATGACCCTCGTGCGATTGCATATTTTGAGGGAGCTGGTATTACCAATAAGAATCCGCTGTTTACAGAGGTTAGAGGTAATCAGGTTTCTACAACTATTGTTCGTAAGATTGAAGAGGAGAGTGCCTTCGGAAGTTCTTCTGTTCGTGAGGTAAGAAATAATCGTAGAGAGTTCGTTGTTAATTGGGCAAAGGGAACTCCTTATGTCTGGGATGATGAATCTACTATTACTGCGGCAGAGCTGACTGAGCTTCAGGCTAAGAGAGAAACATATCTTGCAACTATTAAGAAACGTCAGGAAGAGTATAGAAATCGTAGTGCAATTCCTGCAGCAACACCAACTTCAAGTGCAAAAGATGGGTATGATTTTTAATCATACCCTTACAGAAAGGACAAATAAGTTATGGCATTAATTGATTTGAAGAAAGTAGAACCTCATAAAGTAAGTACAGATTTAACAGGATATATTACTTATATTTACGGACAGCCAAAGACAGGAAAGACCACATTAGCAGCACAGATGCCAGATGCTTTGTTGTTAGCTTTTGAAAAAGGATATAATGCACTTCCAGGAATAAAGGCAGTAGATATCACATCTTGGGCAGAAATGTCTATGGTCTATCGTCAGTTGAAAGACCCAGAAGTAAAAGAGATTTATAGAACTGTAGTTGTTGATACTATTGATATTGCTGCAGAAATGTGTCAGCGTTATGTATGCGACCAGAAAGGCATTGAGTCTCTTGGAGACCTTGGCTATGGTAAAGGATGGACAGCTTTTAAGGATGAGTTTAATACAATCTTTAGAGGTCTGACACAGCTTGGATATGCTGTTTACTTTATTGGGCACGCAAAGGAGCAGACGGTTAAAGAAGGAGATGCAGAAAGAGTTGTTATTCGCCCTGCGCTTTCATCTACTACTAGAGGAGTAATTGAAGGCATGGCAGATATTTATGGATACGCTCATCAGTCACCGAATTCAGATATGTCTGTTTTGACGCTTCGTTCAAGAGATGATTCAATTTCATGCGGCGGTCGCTTTAAGTATATTAAGTCAGAAATTACATTAAGTTATGAAAATCTTACCGCTACCGTGCGGGAGGCTATAGAGAAAGAAGCTGCAGAGCATAATAATGAATTTATTACCAATGAGAGAGAAAAAGAAGTAGAAAAGGTTGAATATAATTTTGATGAGTTAATTAATGAATTTAATAGTTATATTCCTGAGTTGGTAAATAAAGACCCTAAAGCTCCTGCAAAGATTACACAAATTGTTGAGAAGTATCTTGGTAAGGGAAAGAAAATCTCTATGGCAACGCCAAATCAAGCAGAAATGATTTTCCTAATTGTGCAGGATTTGAAAGAGACTTTTAATCTTTCATAATAAAAGATTTTTTCAACTCAAGGTTCCAAAACCTTGAGTTGATTTTTTATATAAAATTTGATATAATATTTATAGAAAGGAGGAAAATACATATGGCTCATTACGTTAAGTGCATATATTGTGGCAACCGCTTCGATAGAGATAAAGAAGAGGCTGTTAAAGTACGTTCTAGATATGCTCATCTCGATTGTTATAAGGAAGCCACGGGTGAAGTTCCTCCAGAGTATTTACAATTAGCAATAGATAAAGAAAATCTTATGCATTATATAGATGCTCTTTGGGATAAAAAAGCAAATTATCCTTTGCTAATGACTCAATTAAAAAGATATACTACAGGTAAATCATTTAATTATACTCATAAGGGTATTTTAAATACATTAAAATATTATTACGAAGTAACTAAACATCCTATTAATGAAGAATATAAAGATTTATCTATTATACCTTATTTTTATACTA